ATAACCTATACTTAATGTTCATATCGTTCCTATGTCCTCCCTCTAATCTATATTTTCCATCCTTATACACGTTATATATATAATTGTTATATAGTACATATAAGGCTCTGCAGCATATCCACTGCCTCTCCTCCACGGACTTCCCCTACAATTATCCTGTCCGCCCGCAATATAAAAAAGTGAATATAAAATAAAGGAGGTGATTCAGCGTGGCTTGTAGAATTAAAACGCTCCTGCAGTGCAAGCACTGCAGGCATGATCTTGAGGTCGCGACAGTGTGCGGTGATCGTCGTGTGCCGCTTCTCTGGTGTCCTGACTGCGATATTTTGTATCAATATTTCGGACCGGAAGAGGTGATCGTTGATCGTTCAGCGAGCGTTGAATATGTGCGCGCGCTTGCGAATGAATTCCTGGTTGAAATGTCATAATTACCACCAAAAACCGGCCGAGATCTTTGTGCAGTTTACGGTTATAAATAACTTGAATAGTACCGGTATCAGAGCTAATATACAGACAACCTAAAGGAAAGCAAATAAACGAATCGGAGGTCTTGGCTATGTATGAACAATCTTTACTTTGTGGAATTATGAATGATTGGTATGGAAGCATGGAGGATCTGTTCCAGGATCTGAAGCATTACGGATTCGAGGTTTTGGAATCCAACCGTGAAAGCATCACGGTGTCCTGTGATGATGATGGCGATTATGTTCAGGTCGAGCTGGTTCTCGGTGGAACCGAGCGGACGATCGTTGTTGAAGATTTCAAAGAAATTTATCGCGAGGAGGCGTAAAAAATGAAAAATGTAAAAATCGAGTGGTGTGAAAATTTTATAAAATCTGTATTCAAGAAGCACGTTCCTTTTGAAAACGGCGGCATCGAGACTGGTTGTTTTTGGAGCATGGCAGAGCGTTCCGGTCTTTGGGAACGTGGAACGTATGGCACTCCGATGTCATCAGCTCTTGAAAAATTAACAAATGTCGATATCGTTTCTGATGATTCAGGAGCTTATCTCTACAGCGTGTTCAGATTGAAAAGCGCGGAGGCTTAGGCCTCCGGTATTAAACCGCCGATGGCAGGTCCGAAGCCCTGCAGGAAGAAGCGCGACGGATACCGTGGATTGATGTTCGACAAGTTTCCCTGGTTTTTAATGTGAAAGCCTGAAGGTCTGGCAGCCCCGCTGGACGTCCTCGTAAACCTTGCACCCGGCCACCGGCCAGAAAGGCGTCGCCTATGATTGTATAAATTTTATCCTGGGTTTTCTGCAGCTTCCCCGCGCAGCTTAATCGAAGCGCTCCACGGTAATCCTTTTAGAAAGGAATGAATCAAAATGTTTGACAAAGAAAAATTGAAACAGGCCATGGATGATCATGGCGATACAAATAAGGCGCTTGCGGTCTTCCTGGGCATGACTGCATCCAATTTCTCGACGATTTGGAACGGGCGGCAGCCATTCCAGCGCAAGCACATAGTCCGGATCGCGGTCCGGTATCAACTCTCCCCGCAGGACGTGTGGGATATATTCTTCCTGGCCGATGCTGAGGCCATCAAAAAAGAAGCCAGAGAGGTTTGACCTCCCTGGCTTCTGTCTATGTTTCCGACATTGATGTCGGGATCATGCTTTGTGTCCGTATGCTGTGTTGAGGCTGATCCAGCCTGCTCCGGACTTTAATCTTCCCCATCCATTTTTCTGCTCTACGATCGTGAATGTTCCCTTGCCGGTATACGCTCCGGTCCAGTCATAGTTTGTGCCTGGTCCTTTTCTGATGCGCAGATCCGAAATCGTGACGGTCCATTTCAGCGTTGATGGAGCTGCTGCAGGTGTGGTGGATCCACTGCTTACCTTGTGGCCATATTTGCTGTTGAGGCTGATCCAGCCTGCTCCGGATTTGAGCTTGCCCCAGCCGCCCTTTTCTGCCACGATTGTGAATACTCCCTTGCCGGTGTATCCAGCCGAGTCATAGTTTGTGCCTGGTCCTTTTCTAATGTTCAAATCGGAGACCGTGACCTTATACGCATAGTTGACTGTCGTTGCTCCGGACGGAGCTGGTGCTGGAGCAGGTGCCGGTGTGTTATCCTTTGCTTCTGCAGACAGCTGCGCCTTGAATGTCTGCCACTTCTTATCATCGGATCCGTTCTCCAGGTTCCATCCTTTAATTCCTGGACAGAGCTTGCCGGTGACGTCATAGTGGCGGATTACTCTGCTGGCCGGGATTCCGTATACTTCCATGAGGTATCGTCCCAGCTTCGCTGCGTTTGCAAGTGCTGCGTCTGTGAAGTACCAGTTATCGTCGTTCGGGTTCGTCACGCGGCCGGTCTTATTGGTGCTGCAGATCTCGATGGAGATGCAGTTGTGGTTCGTAGCGATGCCGTGGAGCTTGCCGCCCTTGTTTCCGTATGCGCTGCCACCGACGGCCCAGCAGGAGTATTTCTCCGGATCCGGATTGTACTGTACGATTTCTTCATCGTCCACGATGAAGTCTGCAGTTCCTCCGGCTTTTGGATTTGCAAACCAGGACGCTGTCGCTCTGGCCGATCCTTTTTTGCTCGTTACTCCTGCTGTGTAATGGTATACCAGGTACTTATCTTTCCCTCTGCCGGTTGAATACAGGCCGTGCGTCCCGGTCTGCTTGATGATGTTGATTTTCATGTTGGTTCCTCCTTCCGCGTCGTACTCTGTGAGTTCGTACTGTGTAACCAGTCGGTATGTGCTCTCGACGTAGCTGCTATCAGTCGCATATCCATCTGCCTTGATAAGCTGAAGGTATTTCTTTGGATCTGTAACACCTTTCAGATTTTTGTACCTCGGCTTCTGAATAAATTCGAAGTAACCCTTTACGCCTTCCTCCATGCTGTCGTATACTCTGAAATTGTCCTTGATCGTTGTCAGAGTCCCTGGCGTATATTCCTCCTTCGTCTCCATGTTCACGCTCTTGCCCTTCCAGGTTGTCCCGCATTTCATTCCGAAGTAGTTATGATACTTGGATGCCAGCTTGCTCTCTCCCCATCCGGATTCCAGGATTGCCTGGGCGATGATGGGACTGTGTACCAGGATTCCGTATGCTTTCGCGTACTTCTGCACGTGCTTTGCTATGTCTTCGATGAATCTCTGCTGTTTCTCTGTGATTGCCATCTTGCATACCTCCTAAATAAAAAAGGGCAGCCTGGTGGCCGCCCTGGGTGCTTTGTGCTTCTTATTCCTCTGAATCGTCGGATCCAATGTTTGCGGAGTCGGTGAGTCCTTCTCCGATGATGTATGCCACGACGGATGCTCCGGCCATGATGAGTGCCGTTACCTGTGTGGCTGTGTTCTCTGCGCCTCCTGTGGCTACGATCATCATTGATACGAATGATGCCACTGCTGTCCAGAGTTTTCTGCTTGTCAGTTTTCTTTTCCAGTCGATGTTTTTCATGATGTTTGTTCTCCTTCCTCGATGATATGTTTCAGTGCTTGCTCGTTCAGAAAGTTCTTTTGTTCGTGCTTGACCTTCTGAGCGTAGTCCAGGGCTGCGTGCATGTCTCCGTTGCAGTGTGCATCCGGGATTCTCTGCACGGCTCTGGCTGTGGCCTCTCCGAGCGCTATGGCTGCGTTCACGCTGTTGATGATGCAGAGCTCATTCTTCTCTCTGATCTGTTCGCGTTCGTCCAGCTGTTTCTGGCGCTCCTCGCGTTCCTCTTTTTCATTGTCCGCACGCTTCTTGAGATTCTGCTCGATGAGCCAGAAACAGAAGCCTGTGAACGCGGACGGAATGCTGGCGGCCACGACGATTGTTGTCATGTCCATTGGTTCCTACCTCCCTCCTGCATTTAATTTGCTGCAGCTTCTGCATGGCTGCTGGCCTGCCGGAATAAAATAAGCCACGCACTCGCCGCAGGTACCGAAGTACCGGCAGCTTTCCGTGCATGGCTCGTATGTCCTTCTGCAGGTGTTATCTGGATTCCGGTGTAGACACTGGAACCTCTGGCTCTTTCTTTGAGGCGATGATCTCCTGCATTTCTTCATCTGTGATCCATCCTCTCTTGACTGCGTTCTTCAGCATTGCTTCGGACGCGCGTCCTTCCTGGTATAATCTTTTCAGTCTTTCATACATTTTACTCACCTCCAAGAATCGCGAGCGTGATGTCGTCGACGCTCTGGTTGATCGACTCGATCTGAGCCTGCTGCTTTGTGACGGTCTTTGTCAGGATTTCCAGCTCTGATGGCTGTTCTCCAGATGCTTCCGCCTCCTTGGCATTCTGGATCCAGGTCTCTGTGTCTGCTGCGACTGCTGCAGCGAGGCCTTCTCTGTAGATCGTGTCTACTGTGTAGCGGTCAAATGTGAAGTATTCCTGTGGCTCCTGGTCTCCTCCTGAAGCCTGGCGTGTGAATGGTCCCTGGATATTGTCATATAAAATGACGGTGCAGGATCTTCCTTCGATTGGCGGGAGCGCCTCAATTTCAAACTGCGACGCAGGCCTGATGTTGCTTTCTGTCTTCATCAGCGATTACTCCTTTCAGATGCTTAATATTAACAAACGGCCGCACCCACTTCTCGTAGAAGCGCTGGCTGTCTGAATTCACGATATATCCGATGTATGAAACCATGGCGTGCGCGTTCCGGATGGATGCGTATGCAGCTCTGGCGATCGTCCTGGCTTTCCGGCTGATCCTTAGCATGATCGACTTCCGGATGGTTGTCTTGTTCGGATGGAACTTGAAACCCAAGAAGTCAAGCGGGCGCTTGCTCAATATAAAGACCTGCCAGTTGTCCTTGACGGTCTGCTTCGTGGCTTTTACTTCGGCTTCGATGAATTCGAGAGCTTTGTGCAGTCGTCGTTTGCTTGAATCAAACAAGACCATGTCATCCACGTATCTCACGTTGTGCGCGGCTCCAGTTTTCTCGGCGACCTTGTGGTCGATGTCCTGAAAGAAAAAGTTACAGAACCATGGCGAGGTAAAGAGCCCGACCGGGATGCCTACCGCATCGGTCTCCGGCAGCGCTGCTGCTTTGGCTGTATCGTCAATGGCTTTCTGTGCTTCCATTCCGGCCATGAATGAGTTTGTCATCATTATGACGAGGGTTCTCTTTTCCTCCGGAACGTTCGCGAGGGTTGCTGCCATCTTCTCAGCGTCGCTGAGCTGCTCGGCTGTGTATCTCTTAGCTTTTGCCATGGTGTTTCCTCCTTCCGTTTGGTGCTCTATTTTTGTGCTTCTGGGACTATTATACGTCCTATCCGCACAATCGTCAAGCATTTTTTGTTGATTGTGTGACTTTTTGTTGACGAACGCACTTTTTTGCTGTATAATCATTCATGAAAGGTGGTGAAATCGTGAAAGACCGAATTAGAAAAATCCGGCGCGATCTTGATTTGACTCAGCAGGAGTTTGCTGATCGTATCGGAATAAAAAGAAATACTATCGCTAATTACGAAACTGGAAGAAATGAACCGATCGATTCTGTGGTCTCTCTTATCTGTAGGGAGTTCGGTGTGAACGAAGAATGGCTCCGTGATGGAACCGGTGAGATGTTTGCTCCGGATGCCAGCGATGAATTGGAGGCTCTGGTTAAAAGGTACGATCTTTCCAATGCCGACCAGGTTCTGATTGAAAAATACATAAACCTGAAGGCTGGCTCGCGCGAGACGATTATCGACTTCATTACTGATGTCGTGGCTGCTCTTGAAGACCTGGATCCGAATGCGAAGGCTTTTCCTTCGGGTTCTGCTTCGGAGTTGGATATCGATGCGGAAGTGGAGGCATACCGGCAGCAGCTTGAGCTCCAGAAAAAAGCGGCGGCAGGATCATCTCTCTCGAATGGTGGAAACGGAGGAGCAAATAAAAAGGAGGCGTAGTCGTGGAATTTTTTGATAGAATTGTTCCGCGGCGGCCTGTATCCGTACTGCCTGACGATCGCATTCTTCGGTATAAGATTACCGGAATAAACCCAGGGACCAGGAGAAAAAACACCAGGCGTGTTCTCTGCGGTTCCTGGGAGGCGATCTCTGACGTGGAGGCACGTACTGGTCTGCTCCCTCCATTTACTTGCGAGTTGGAAATGCCAGAAGTTACGGAGGCTCAGCTTGAGCTTATGAAAAAGTTAGGAGTTCCGATGCTTGATGGGATGTATCGCGCTGATGCGTCAGCTCTGATCCA